TAAACTTGGAGGTATGGGCGGTAATACAACTGTTAATATAAATGTAGAAACAGCAGACGCTAACGGGTTTGATAATTTGTTAGTTAATAGACGAGGATTAATAGTTAATTTAGTAAATGACGCATTACGTCAACAAGGCAAAGGAGCGTTAGCATGAGCGGGGCTTTACCAGACACAACTTTTTCAAGTATAAAAATTTCAAGTGAACAAAAAACATTAATTAATAATTCTATTTCAGGAAAAAGATTTGTTAGACAAATAGACGGGCAAAAGTGGAGATTGCAATTATCTTATCCTCCTCAAACACGTTCTGATTTTGCAGACGTTATGGCGTTTATTTTAAAACAACGATCATCTAAAGAAAGTTTTACAATAACGCTACCAAGTACATTTAATGCTAAAGGTAATGAA